GGCAGATTCGGAGTATAATTATGGCAACACATAATGGTGCATTACCAATAGTAACTGATGGAATATCAAATTTATATGATGCAGCTGATAAAAATAGTTATGTAGGTTCAGGTAATGATTGGAGCGATATAATGGGTGATTTTAATCTAACAGGTCTTGTTGGTGGTGGTGGAACAGAACCAACATTCAACTCATTAGCTGGTGGTTGTTTTGATTTTGATGGTAGTGGTGATAAACTCCAATTAACTCATGCAACAAAGTTCGACTTTGCTGGAGATTTTGCCGTAGAGTGTTGGATTTATCACGATGATGTAGGTAACGAGGGTGGTGCAACGGTTTGGTTTAACACAACCTCATTGGATGAACTACAATTTGCAGTAGAAGATACAGGTGATAATCCAAGAGTAGTAATAGCATCAAGTGGTGGTAATACTGGTTTTGTAAGTACGAGTAATTTAACAGATTTACAAAACAGATGGTCTTGCCATACTGCAACAAGAATCGGTAGTGATATACGATATTACATAGATGGTGTTTCAAGAGTAAGTAGAACTGATAGCACTGCAGGAGATAATAATAATGCAATATTATTTGGAGAACAGGCAGGTGGTAATCATAGTTTAGATGGAAAAATAGCTAATATAAAGATTTATAATGGTAAGGGATTAACTTCAACCGAAGTATTACAAAATTTTAATGCTTTAAGAGGTAGGTTCGGAGTCTAAAATGGGAGTGAATTACGGAGCAAAACAAATAGTAAGGAATGGATTAAAATATTGTATTGATGGTAGAGACACTTACTGTTATAATGGTAGTGGAACAAGCGTAACCAATTTGGGTTCTAATACTATAGGTGGTGGTGATTTTGGTGGTGATACTACAGGTTCACCAAGTAATGGATATTTTAGTTTTGATGGTACTGGTGATTATATTTTGAGTGGTGGATTTATATCCACGGCTATGTTATCAGCAGGATATACATTTGAACTTTGGGGTTTATGGACGAATTCTGAAGCTGGTGGAGAACATCAACATGGATGCCATAGTGGTAATAGTCCTGGTGGTAGAATGTACTTGGGTTGGTATCAAGATAAAATGATGGTTGGTGCTGGTAGTGGATATAATCAAGTAACCGTGGGTGGTAGTCAAAACAATAAGTGGTACTATATGTCTCAGACAGTTGATAGTAGTGGTAATGTAGTTGGGTATTTAGATGGTACACAGGTTGTGACGGCATCAGGTCGAAGTTTTGGTAATAGTCTAACGGATGCAGGAACTCTCAAAATAACTTGGGGAGGATATACGAGTAGTGGTAATACTCCACATAGTTTCGCATATACTAATGGTTACCTTGGATGTGGTCGTTGGTACAATAGACCACTTACATCTGCAGAAATAACACAAAATTTTAACGCCCAAAGAGATAGGTTCGGAGTATAAAATGGCATTCAGTAATGGGGCACCAAAACCAATAGTCACAAAAGGACTCACGAGTTACATCGATAGTTTAGACCCTATGTGTTACAAAGGAAGTGGAACGACTCTTGTGGACTTAGCAGGAACCGCTGATTTTACCATAAGTGGTGATCCAACTTATAGTAATGGTTATTGGGATATGGATGGTTCAGGTGATATATTTACTTGTAGTAATGATTTAGGAAGTCCAACTACCGTAAGTAATGATTTTTGGATTAATATAGAGGGCGAAACAAACAATACAAGAAATATAAATTCTTCAGGAACAAACAAAGGTGTTGCGAGATGGTCTATTTATTTAACAACTAATACTACTTTGAGATTGTATCGTGGTGGTTATTTTAACTGCACAACTGCTTTAAGTACAACAGCATGGAATTATGTTTGTGTAACCAATGATGGTAGTACTACACATTGGTATATAAATGGTGCTGCCTCAAATAATGGTTCTCAAAATATAGGTAAATCAGCACAAAGTACCTTTATTATAGCAGATGGATATAATGGTAATTTTAATGGTAGAATAGGTCCTCATAGAATGTATAATAGAATATTGAATGCATCAGAAGTATTACAAAATTTTAACGCACAAAGAGGTAGGTTCGGAGTATAATATGTCTGTACGAGGTGGAAGTAAATCGATAGTTGGTAAGGGATTGGTATTCTGTGTGGATGCAAAATCTAAACAAAGTTATCCTGGTAGTGGGACATCACTTACTGATGTTATTGGTAATGCTACAGGAACCATAAGTGGTGCTACATTTACCAATAATACATTTTCATACGATGGTACAGATGATACCATAAATATGGGAAACATTCTACATTTTGCAGATACCGATTCTTGGACCGTTTGTGGTTGGGTTTATCTCGATGATACTGGTAATTGGCAAAATTTTATAGGCGATAGATTAAATAGTGGTAATTATAACGGTTGGAACATATATGCTACTTCTACTAGCGCTAGAGTTCAGGTATATATCAAAAATGCTGGTGGTGATGAAATACGATCATATGGTAGTACAGGTTTGTCGGCAACCACATGGATTCATTTGACTGTAAGTTATGATGGTAGTACAAATGCATCTGGAGTTAAATTTTATCAGAATGGTGTAGCAGACACAGCAAACACTATTTCCGATAACCTTAGTAATTGGAGTGGTAATACAGGAAACCTTTATATTGGTTCACGAGGTGGGGGTAGTGATTGGTTTGATGGTGACCACGGTCCCATAGTAGCATACAACAGAGTATTATCTGCTGCAGAAATATTACAAAATTTTAATGCACACAGAGGTAGGTTCGGAGTATAATTTACCTAAAAAAATCGTTTTTTCAACAATTTGATATATATTTATTCAAGATAAAACTCTAAACATAATAAGGAGAACAAGTTATGGCAGTAACAGAAGAATCTAAGTTGGCACAGAAAGCAGAAGAACAATCCGTATCTGAAACAAAGTTTACAGATGAGGAATTAAAGTCTTTGGCTGACTTACAACAAGGATACCAAACAAAACAACAACAATTTGGACAATTAAGGGTTCAAAGGTTGTTATTGAACCAACAATTGGAAGGTTTAGACGAGGCAGAACTCAGAATTGAAACCGAATATACTGAATTACAGAAAAGTGAATCAGATTTGGTTAAATCTCTCAATGAGAAGTATGGTCCTGGTAATTTAGATCCAAATACAGGTGTTTTTACACCAGTTCAACCAGCAGAACAACCAGCTTCTTAAAATAATTCATCTCGAACCTATCGTTTGAGATTTTTAAAAGATATTTATATTAAAATATTTTAGCCTTTTTTAGGCTTAGTTATTTACTTTATAAAAACACAATTGGGAGAAAAATAATGGCAGAAAGAATCGTTTCGCCGGGTGTATTTACACGAGAACGAGATTTATCCTTTCTTCCTCAAGGAATTGCAGACATTGGAGCAGCAATTGTTGGACCTACAGTAAAAGGTCCTGCTTTTGTACCTACAATGATAAGTAATTTCTCTGAGTACGAAGAAATGTTTGGATCTACTGATGATCGTTTTTACACACCTTACGCGGTTGAACAATACCTACGAAGTGCAGGTACTGTTACGATTGTAAGAGTATTAAATACCGCTGGATATTCAGCTGACTTTGTAGAGGTTGGATTGAGTGGTTCACTAACTGATACAGTAGGTGGTGTGAAAAGAACTCTTGCAATATTCGCACCTTCAAGGGGTGGTGATGAAGGTACTGTTAGATTAAAAGAATCATTTTTAGCTAATGATTCAGCTAGTGGATACACAAGTTTCACATTGACTATGAGTGGTAGTAACTTTGGAGCAAAAGGAATAAGTGCATTTGAATCTATCGTATCATTTAATACCGGAAGTGCTAATTACATCGGTGATGTTTTTAGTTCTGATCCACAAGTTCAAAAATCAGGTTTAAGTACTGTTCCAGCTTACTTATATAAAAACTTTAAGGGAGCACAAGGTAACTTACCTGGTAATGGATTTGTAAGTTCATCGGGAACAAACATTCATACAGATGCATCTACACAAGCTTTTATAACATCAAGTGGATATGGAACTGCTGATTTTACAAGTGTAACTTACTCACCTGCAATCACACCATATGTACAATCACAATTAATCAATAATTCAAGGTTTAACTTGTTCAGAATTAAAACTCGTTCAGATGGACCTGATATGAATTACAAATTAAAATGTGCTATCGTAAATGTTAAGAAGGCAGGTACAATAGCAGGTAGTGATTATGGTTCATTTTCGGTACAAGTTAGACAAACCGGATTAGATGATAACAATCTAACCAAAGATAATATATTAGAACAATTTGATGGATGTAACTTTGATCCTAAGAGTACTAATTTCTTTGCTCGTAAGATTGGAGATAGGTATGTATCGATTGATTCAGATGGTAAATTAACATACAATGGTGATTGGGATAATCGTTCTAAGCACATTTATGTTGATCCTGTATCTTACGATGATGTTAAGAATGGTTCAATTCCAAAGACATTAGTTCCAATGGGACACTCAGCCCTTTCAAATCCTGCTTCCGGTACTATTCCAGCATGGTCTTTCAAATCAAATCAGTTAAATAATCAATCAACATTTGATGGTAATATACTTCATGGACATGATTACGCTGATATAGACGCAAAAGAATATTTATCACCATTGATGACTGGAGCTAGTAATGGACTTCATGTAACAATGAGTTTAGAGGATTTTAATGGAGTTGCTAGTTTTACACCAAGCACCGCCACATTCTCAAACGCAAGTGAAAAAATAACATTAGCTCTTTCTCATATTAAACAGAGAAAGTTCGTACTACCATTTCAAGGTGGTTTTGATGGAGCAAATCCAGCAGGAATTAAGAAAACTGGAGCAGACATCACTAATGTGAACACACAAGGGTTTGATATATCCTCAACATCAGCAGCTGGATACACGGCATATAAGAAAGCATTAAACGCAATCAGTAATCCTGATGAGTTTGATATCAATATGTTGGTAACACCTGGAGTATTACATTCATTACATCCAAGTATTACTAATTTTGCTATTCAGAAGGCCGAAGAAAGAGGTGATACATTCTATATTTTAGATCCTGTTAAGTATGGTGATAGTATAGCAACAGTAACTTCAACCGTTGAAGCACTTGATACAAATTACGCAGCAACTTATTATCCTTGGGTTAAAATCGTAGACAGAAATACCGCACTACCTGTATGGGTTCCGCCATCAGTAGTATTAGCTGGTACAATCGCGTTTACTGATAAAGTAGCTCACGAATGGTTCGCACCTGCTGGTTTGAATCGTGGTGGTTTAACAACTGTAACAGAAGCTCAAACTCGTTTGACTCACGATGAACGAGATGAGTTGTATGAAGCAAGAGTTAATCCAATCGCATCCTTTCCTGGACAAGGTGTTTGTGTTTGGGGACAAAAAACCTTACAAGGTCGTCCTTCAGCACTCGACAGAGTTAATGTTCGTAGATTGTTGATTAGATTGAAGAAATTTATCGCATCATCTTCAAGGTACTTAGTATTTGAACAAAATACATCAGCAACAAGAAACAGATTCCTAAATATTGTGAATCCTTTCTTAGAATCAGTACAAGCTAATAGTGGTTTGTCAGCATTCAGAGTTGTTATGGACGATACTAATAACACACCTGAAGTTGTTGATAGAAATCAATTAGTTGGACAGATATTTATTCAACCTACAAGAACTGCAGAGTTCATTGTGTTGGATTTCGTTGTCTTACCAACTGGAGCAACTTTCCCAAGTTAATCTTAGGGAGTACAAGTAAAAAACCCCATTTAATCGTGGGGTTTTTTATTGCCTTAAAAAACTTCTATAAAACTTCAAAGAATATAAAATAACTAAACGAGTGTTTTTTTGGTTATGCCTATATTTATATAAGAATAGAGACATTCTTAATTTAGGAGAAATGAAATGCCAGACTTATTAGATCCGTCAGAAATAATGTTCACACCGTTTGAACCAAAGACGAAGAACAGATACATCATGTACATCGAGGGTATTCCCTCTTATTTGATTAAGACGGCTAACAGACCAACCATAGCTTTTGAAACCATTGAACTCGACCACATCAATGTGAAGAGATATATAAAAGGTAAGGGAGCTTGGGAAGAATTAGAAATAACACTTTACGATCCAGTTGTTCCAAGTGGAGCACAAGCCGTAATGGAATGGGTGAGACTATCTCACGAGTCCGTTACTGGTAGAGATGGATATTCAGATTTTTATAAAAAAGATGTAACCTTTAATGTATTAGGACCTGTGGGTGATAAAGTTGAAGAATGGACACTCAAAGGAACTTACATTACAAACGCAACATTTGGTGATTTGGATTGGGCAAACGCAACAGATCCAGTTGATATCACATTAACACTTAGATTCGATTACGCAATACTACAATTCTAATCATCTCTAAGGAGATAGTTTTATAATAGGTCTGGCAACTTGTTATAGCAAAAAAGTGAGGTTTTAATCACAAACATACTAATCAGTTTAGTTAGGAGAAAATAATGGCTGAAGAGAAACGGAAGTTTCCATCAGAGGTCGTAGATTTGCCTTCTAAGGGCTTATTGTACCCAAAAGGACACCCATTGGCAGGTGGTACTATTGAGATAAAGTACATGACGGCTAAGGAAGAGGATATCTTAACCTCTCGTAATCTTATTCAAAAGGGAATAGTTTTGGATAAGTTAATGGAAAGTGTAATAATACAAGAAGGCGTAACACTCGATGATTTACTATTGGGTGATAAAAACGCTATTATGATTGCAACTCGTATATTGGGTTATGGTAAGGATTATGTTGTTGAAGTAACTGATCCTAACTCAGGTGAAAAACAAAAGGAAACTTTTGATTTAACAAAACTCAATGATAAGGATTTGGATAGTAAGTTATTTAAGAAGGGTGAGAATTCATTTGAATTTGAGTTACCTAATTCAAAAATAACACTTACATTCAAGTTATTAACTCATAGGGACGAGAAAGAAATCGATGAGGAGTTAAAGGCTCTAAGAAAGTTCACGAAACAAAGTGGTGTAACTAACGAAGTCACAACGAGGTTGAAAAAGGCAATCACGGCTGTTGACGGAGATAGTTCCATAAAGAGAATCAACGAATTTGTTGATTACGAACTATTGTCTCGTGATTCATTGGCATTAAGAGAATATCTAAGGGAAATCACACCTGATGTAGACATGAGATTCACATTTGTAAGTGAAGAAACAGGTGAAGAAACCGAAATGGATATCCCATTAAATGTTGAGTTTTTTTGGCCTGCGGGTAGAGGATAAGCCCGCTATACACGACCAAATCTTCTCCCTTTGCTTTCACGGAAAGGGTGGTTTTAATCATACAGAAGTATACAATATGCCAATATATCTGCGCCATTTTTACATCAAAAAGGCACAACAATTTTACAGTAGTGAAAAGGAACAGCACGAAAAGGCAAGTAAGAAACATTCAGCCGGTATTTCTCGACCAGGCATCCAAAGAGGTGGTTAATTTTTCCATAATCTGATATTTATTATTGAGTTATACCATTCAATATTATTCAATTTAATAAAGTAAAATCAAAGGAGAAGATGATGGCCTCATCTAAAAAATCATTAATAGAAACAAAATTATTATCAGAAGGTTTATTGGATAGGATAGTTAAATCCGTTTTCAATAGAACCGATAAAAAAGCACGAAAGGTTCTTGATATATTATCTCAAGATGATACTGCTGTTGCTACTGCAAACAAAAAATTACAAAAGGCAGAACAAGAACTTAAAGTGGCTATAAAGGATCTAGTTGATTATCGAAACCCAAAAAACAAAGCAGCTAGAATGAAAAAAAGAAAAGCCGCAATCGATAAATTATTACCATAAAGACCAATAAATGTCCGAAAATATAAACATATTAAGAGAACGGAAACAGATAGAGGCAGATATTAGTGCTATCAAAAAGAAAGGGTTAGATGCCACCGATGCCGAACTCAAACAATTACAACAATTAGAGGACAGAAAAAAATCTATTGCCAAGGCCGAGGCACAGGCACTTAAAGAAAGAAATAAATTAGAAAGTATACATTATTCATTACAGAGTAAGGTTTCCAGTTTACAAGAAGATTTAGGAAAAAAGGTAAAGAGAAATGGTCGTTATGTATTTGAAATGGCCAAAAGTTTTAGAATAGCACAATCCAATATGGCACCTATGATAGCAGGTGGAGTGAGTTTAAAAAACACGATGGGTGACATGGGTAATTTAGTAAATAACCTGTCTGAAGGTTTCAATAAATCAGAAGGATATCTTACTGGAAATAATGATAAGGTAAAGGAACTAAACGACTCCCTTGATGCTATGGTTGAAAAGGGTGGTACGAGTATGTATCCCGATTCAGGTGATGCTGCAGCAAATATAAAAGATAGATTTCAAGAAGCAACTGATACTATGGGTACTGGTTTTGCAAATGTAATGGATTTACAATCTGATAGTATTGGATTGGCTAAAGATATGGCGTTAAACTACGATAAAGTTGGAACGGAAGGATTTTCAAGTAGTTTAGATAAAGCAGAACAATTGGCAGAACATACCAAACGGATGGCTAAAATAACGAGAACAGAAGTTCTTCCTGACATGAAGAGAAAAATTGCATTTATGATTAAAGAGGCGAAATTATTACCTAAAGGTTCTAAGGCCTATGAAGATACTAAAAATATCATTACTGAAATGCAAGATGATATGGAAGATTTAGAAAAGAGTACTGAAGAAATGGTTAAAACTGCAGACCGAAATGTTGCACAAGCAGATCAAATGAGGATAGCTAACGAGGCTGTTGCTAGAGGTGCAGAACTCATATTAGGTCCTTTCCAAAAATTACAAGGATTATTAGAGAGTGCACCTGGTGGTAAGTTCTTTTCTTCGATATTTGATGTTGAAGGTAAGATGAAATCATTTACCGATACCGTACAGAAAAATTTATTAGGTGCCGTTACACCTGACCAAGCATATTTTGATGAAACAGCAAACAGATTCAGAGATTTATCGACAGGTAAAATGATTAGTAAGGATGATGAAAAGGTTTTGACTATAACTCAAAAAGTCAAAAGGAATGAAGATGGTTCGTTGGCAAAAGGTAAGGATGGGGAACAACTGTTTGAACCAGGAGTCGTTGATACCTCAAAACAACTTAGTAATATTATGCAAGGAGCAAAAGACCAAGTAAATGGTCTCATGACTGCAATGCCTCAAGTTGTTGCATCATTAAAACTGGCAACTAAAGCGGCATTTAAGTTTGCAGTAGCCGCATTATCCAATCCATATATAGCGATAGCAGCCGCAATAGTTTTAGTTGGAGTGGCACTATATAAAGCTTTTAGTTACGCTGAAGAAATGAGAAAAGAATTTGGAGCCACACGAGAAGAATCATTTGAATTACAAAGGTCGATAGATACTACCGCGATGAACTTTAAGATGATGGGTGTAAGTGCAGAAGATGTAAAGACATTAGCATCAGGTATAGCTGATAATATGGGTGGGTTACGAAATGTAACGACTGAAAGTCTTGATGCAATGGCAAATCTTGTTGGTACATTTGGAATGAGTGCTGAAAAATTAGCACCTACTCTTACTGCAATGAAAGCAATGGGAGCTAGTTCAAATGAAGCGGCAGCCGCACAATTAGAACAAGTTGGTAATATGGCACAACTCGAAGGAGTAGCACCTGCAAAAGTATTTGAAGATATGACGGCAGATATGGAGACATTCTCCAAGTATGGTAAAGAAGGTGGAATGAACTTGGCAAAGGCATCAATAACCGCAAGAAAACTCGGTATAAGTATGGGTACGATAGCCAGTTCAGCTGATGCACTATTGGATTACGAATCCTCGATAAATGCTCAAATGGAAGCACAAGTATTGACCGGTAGAAATATAAATACCGATAAAGCTCGTGAATTAGCACTTGCAGGTGATTTAGAAGGTCAGGCTAGAGAGATAGCAAAACAAGTCGGTACTCAAGCCGAATTCGACAAGATGAATGTTGTACAAAGAGAAGCTATGGCAAAGGCTTTTGGTATGAATGTTCAAGATATGGCTAAGATGATTGCAAACCAAGAGGAATTAAACTCACTAACTGCAACCGAAAGAGCAGAACGAGAGGCATCACAGAAGAGAAGTCAAGACATAGACAAAGGTATGAAATCAATGGGTGCTGAATTAGGTAAACTATTCAACGAAATGATGGAACCGTTAAAACAAGTAATGGTATTATTAGGTCCTACCTTGGGTGTGGTACTGAAATTGTTAGCATTATCTATGAGAAATGCGTTTATGCCGATAAAATGGGCGTTGAAACTACTAAATCCAGTAATAAAAATCATTGCAGTTATTTTAGGGTATGTAATACAATGGGCTGATGCCATCCAAGAAGGAGTAGGAAAGGCTTTTGAGTATATGAAACCTACTTTGATGAAAATTGGTAAAATAATTTTACTTATTATCATGCCACAAATAACATTGATGGTTGCAGCAGTAAGACTCATGATAAAACATTGGGACACAATAAAGCCTATTCTAATGTCCATTGGTAAATTTGCATTAAAAATGTTACTTGCACCATTAATGTTGGTATGGACCATTATTAAGACTATTGGTAAAGCTCTAATGCATATGATAATGATACCAATTAGGATGTTTCAGTTTGCATTAAATACGATTCGTAACAATTGGGATTCGATAAAAAGTACATTGATGACGGTTGGTAAAATAGTTGGAGCAGTATTATTTCCAGGAATAGCTTTAGTGGCAGGAATAGGAACTTTGATATATAAAAATTTCGACCTAATAAAACAAACCTTGTTTTCAATTGGTTCAACAATACTAAAAGTTTTAGTCAGTCCTTTTGTAAATATGTATAATATGATTAAAATGGTAGGTCAAGGTTTACATAGTTTCTTTATGAGTCCTATTCAATCAATCAAAAGTCTGATATCCAACTTACTACCTAATTGGGCACTCAAACTATTAGGTATGGGTGGTGAAGATAAGGCAAAAGAAGCATCATTTGACGAAACATTTAAGTCAGAGAGAGATGCACAAGGAGCAGGTGGTGAATTTGAATACAAGGGGAAACAATACTCTACTAATTATAAAGAAGAAGGTTATGGTATAAAACCACAGAGTTCACTAGCAGGAGCACCAAAATCATCGGATATATCAGGTACAAGAACTATAACTACTATGAGGGTACAACAAGGTCAAGTTACTGCATTCGAATCAGTTACGAAAGAAATTAAAAGAGGTAATGAAATAAATCAACGAACCGCGGATTCAACTGCACTCGGTGCAAGTCAAACAAGAAAACTAAATAGTAATATTGCAACTGGATAAATAAATGGCACTTAAAGATTTAATAACAGATTTATCAAACTTCAAGTACACCGATTATGGTAATGCTGGAAGTAATAATTCTAATATTGAGGGTAGACACGGAACAATTGATTCTCCCGTTGATAATTCTGATTTTGATAATGGAGTAGGTTTTGGTGTAGACCCGAACTCAACACCACAATCATTTGATGTTCGTGGATATACAATAAGTGGAAATAAAAGATTTATAGTGAATTATGGTGGTGATATTATAGACAAGACGATGAATTCTCTATACGGTACGGGAGATTTCGAATTTATATCAGGATTGGGTGGTGGAGCATCTTACTATGGAAACCTCAATACAATTACTCCAAGACAATCACTCTATCGTGATGATAGTGGAAATTACCAAGTCCCACAAGAGTTTGGAAACACATTACCTCCAGGTGGAGTTAGTGGAATACAAGGATTCAATGAAGTACAGACCACATTAAATATCGATGGTTTAACCTTTAATGGTACGCCATTCATACCAAATGCACAAGGTAGTAGTTTTATGGTTACGCCAATTGGTGATACGAGTTATTCCAGTCCAAGTGATTCATTAACTTTGGATGTTGGTGGTTTAACCTTTAATGGTACACCATTTATACCAAATGCTCAAGGAAGTGATTTTATGGTCACTCCAATCGGTGATACAAATCTACCAAGTAATACATTAACACATAATGTTGGTATGATAAATCTCACAGGTCCAACCACACAAGCATATCAAACAAGTATAAATGTAGAACCATTATCACCAAACGCACACGGAAGTGATTTCTTCACTACTCCATTGGATAATTACACAAGTCAGTTCTCATTGGATGATTACCAAACCAATATCAACAGTGGATTTGATAGAAACTTGATGTACATATCAGATATAGGTGAACCCAATACACCAACATTTAATCAATTTACTCGTGGTGATGGTTCATTATCCGTGATTAGTTTTGGGGTACTCGGTGATTCTTCACCTAATTTTGATCCATTTACATTTGGAACTGGACTACCCTATGTAATACCACAGCATAGTTCAACGGGTCCTACTGAATTCACGATAAGTGGTTTTGATGATACAAAATTAATAAATAATTTACACGGAAGTGATTTTATGACTCGACCATCTTTTGGAAGTCAGATTTCAACCAACACTTCCACTCATGATATAGGTTTGATGACTTCCACTCACCCAAGTGGTATTGGTGTGGGAAATATTACAACATTAGAGACCACACAACGATATAGTAATGCACATAGTAGCACAAATAGTATTGGTGGTTTAAATATAGATGCAAATAGTACTATTTACCAAAACATGGATAGTATTTTAGATCCTGGTTCTGATTATTTGAATCTTGGAGTGAATAATGGTGGTGGTGTTGGACCTTCGAGAGATTTTAACACAGACAATTTTTATGATTCGTCACAGAACAGACCATCTGTTTGGCAAGATGATAAATTTGCAACTTTTACCAATTCTGATATTTCATTAAAACCTACTGAAACTTGGGGTAACATAATTGAACCAGGTAGGGCTAACTTATTACAATATGCAATTTCACTTTTTAGTGGTGGTCCCGATAGAAAATACGACCACCCAACTGATAGATTACCTTACACATTAGATTTTGAAGGTAAAGACTTTCCACTTTTAAGTCCAGATCACCCAATTATTACGAGGGATTTTGGTCAAACATATGGAATTTCAGGTGAGGGGGTTAAAACCAGTAGAGCAGCCATAGATCAAATTAGGATTGCAAAAATATTGTTAACTACTACGGGTGTTAGATTTTACGCAAATCAACAGTTATATCAATCATTTAACCCAAGAGAAGAAACGAGAACATATAATCCTGTTGCAATGAATGTTAGTTCAGTTCCGATGTTGAGACAAAATCGACACATTGGTGGTACTTATGAGAACGAAGGAATAGATTTTGGTGAGACTTCCATATTGACTCAATATGCTGGTGCTATTGGAGCTGATAATCCTATTAGTGATTTAATAGATATTACAGCAGAATACAGAACAACACCAGCACATAACGCAGGTATGGTGCCAAGTATGGGTGGGAAACCACAATTGGGAGGACAACCTGAAATAATACTAAATGGTGATAACATACAATCATTAGACCCAAGTCAATTTCCAACCTCAAAAATAGATGATAAGAAAAAATTCTATCCATTTGGTGGTGGTTATTCAATGATACCAAACCTTTTTGAAAGAACAGGCGAAGGAAGGTATTATGTTAGACTAACGGGAACAAGTGGATATTCAACAGGAAATGAAGCAGATACAATTAGTAGTTTGGCATTACCAAAGTATTTTTATGGTGACCAAGATGGTGACCAATCCGAGTCCTCATTATTCAAAATTAAAAAATCCTATTTAGGTGTATCAGATGGAACTCTTGGGACTACTGTCTTACATATACCTGATGTGTATCAAGGTGACCAATACAACAAGGATAATAAATATTTTTCATCACATAATTCGTTGATAACAGACCAAGAACTCGGAATTTCCTTTCAAAAAAGAACAAGGTTGGTCACTACTGGTAAGGCTGGAATATTTCCAATAGCAACACAAAAACAAGTTTATAAAAATGTTAATGATACAATTACGATTGGAACAGACAAAAAATATCAATTGGGTACTTTTGGTGTTCCATCGGTAGATTATAAAACTCGTGGTGATAGAATAATCAATCAACAATTTGGTGGTGATGAATGGAAGAAGGGTAATAAATATTTTTCAGGTGATAAAGGAATAATAACCAACGAGAAGTTATCAATTTCAAGTGGTAAATCGGTTCGTGGAAGTCTTAAAAGTTCAACGAAGAAGGAACACACCTCGAAAAGTTTAATGGCCTCCAAAACAAAAATTTATAAAAATTTAAATGAGGGAAGTTCAGGAGTTACATTGGGGAATCCTGAGCTTTACAAACTCACAACAACACATGGTGATAGGATATTTAATACCCAATTTGTAGATCAATTATATTCCAAGTACAATAAATATGAGTCAAATCCAGAAGTTTTTGGAAAGTCGGATGATAACAAGAAGATAAAAAATCTTGGAGTTGTAGCATCAATTGGTGCAAAAAAGAATATATTATTTAAAAACAAAAAAAATCAGTCATCGGAAATTACCGTAGGTAAGAAACCTATTTCGGTAATCACTCAGTTAGATATTACTGCTCCAGAAGTCAATACAACAAAATGGAAAAAATTGAACCTATTACAACCTGAAAAGGAAGTAAAGGAAGTTAGTGAGTTACAAAGAATTCAAAATAAACTAAAATCGGTTGATTCTGTTCCTTATCCAGAATCAATTTTTTACACAGATGATATCATAAAACTGAGTGAACCTGGAGTTGATAAGATAGTGTATCGAAGTGATAATGTATCTCTTGAAAAATCAACGCCTATATTTAATAAAAAGTCAATTCCATTAACAGATTTTGCACTTACTGGAAATGGTAGAGGTGGAAATCAAGGTTCGGAAGGACAGGCACTTGGTTTTTTAACTCGTAAAAATAGGTCAGATGAGCATATAGACTCTCGGTACGGTAGTCCTACTAATCCAAATAGAGAAGGATTTGGTCAAGATAGTTATCGTGAGTCATTTCTTGGAAGGTTAGTTGATGGTGTATTTGGTAATAAAAGTGAATCTGATAAGCAAAAAACTGGACAAGATTTTAAACTTAACACAGTACCATCAGATAGAAAATTTACAGGATGGAAGAAAAAAGACAAAGCAGGGGATTTAGGTTTAACTACGGTAGTAGCCCAATTTCCTGATAACGAAAAAATTAAGAAGGGTGATGTATTAAACAAGTATAAGACTCTTGCCTATGGTCAATTACCAAAAACAAAAACGGATGGTAATAGGTATGATAAGAAAGATATTACTGAAAAGGAATCAGTAACTAATTTACAAAAAGAAAATCCTTTATTATCTCATAAGTTTACAACATTACCTGATGGTGTTGGTAGAGTAAGATTAACTTATGGTGGAAAAACCAAGACTGATAAGACCGATCCTATCAATATGGTTCAGTATGGTAAGGATAGTAATGATGATTACATACCTTTCAAGTTTTTCGATATAGTTAATGGAAAGTATATTGTTTTTAGGGCAACATTAAGTGGACTGAATGAATCATATAGTCCCGAATGGAGTAGTAATCGATACATTGGTAGACCTGATCAAGTTCATGTTTATCAAGGTGTGAATCGAGAGATTTCATTTGATTTTGTGGTTGCACCATTTTCTAAACAAGAAATGTTAATTTGTTGGGAGAAATTAAATTATTTAGCCGGTATGACCTATCCAACTTGGAAAAACATTGGTTCTACTGCAAGAATGGAAGCACCATTTACTGCATTAACAATTGGTAAGATGTATGATGCTACACCTGGATATATAAATTCTTTATCTTATAATGTAGAGGATAATGTGAGTTGGGATATAGATCCGGGAGTTAAATTACCACAAGTAGTTAATGTATCGGTAACATTTACTCATATTGGTCGTCATAAATTAGCCTCACAAGGTAAACACTATGACTTACCTTGGTTGAGAAGTTTAGATTCTGTTCCAGCTATAAGTGGTCCTCCTGAACCAAACCAAAACTTGAACTCAAGACCTTATAAATTAAGTGATACAAGAAAAGGTGATGGTGGAGTTTTTAGTGGAGTTATAAATGAGTAGATATAAAAATACAGTAATAAAAAATGATAAAGTAACTGGTAATAGAGTATATGGAGTAACAATGTATCCTGAAATACCAATTACAGACCAAGACCAATTTGTTTATCCTATCGATGGTGATAGATTAGAAAATCTTGCACATAGATATTATCAAGACTCTACACTTTGGTGGGTAATAGCACAAGCTAATAAATTAAGAGATGGGAGTTTTGCACTTAACCCATCTAAACAATATAGAGTACCTGGTAATATACAAGATATACTTTCGGAGTTTAGAAGATTAAATCGAGAATTTTTAAATAGGTAAGTTATGATAACTTTAAGTCCAATTCATAAAAATGTACGAAAGACATTAGATGATAGAAGTAGAGCACAAAAGAGAGACAACTTTGGAAGTGGGTTAGAACCTCAATCTGATAATATTAAGATTCTACAAGACACAACTACAAAATCTATATGGATAAAAATGTATAGTTCGGTTATCACACCGAATAATATAGTAGGTGCAAAAATTTACGGTGGTGAAGTGTTTTCTGGTACTGGTGAAGGGGCCAACCCACGACAAGGTTTTGCTGAACTATATAGTGGAATGTCCGGTGGAGCATTAGATCCTATTTCTGAAAATACTTCAGATGAATTGATAAGACCTTTAGCTGGTATAAATAGTATATCTTGTGCGTACGAGAGTAAACTGAAAGCAACCAGAGCTGCAACAATTAATTGGACTTGTTGGTCATTCGAAGATTTAGAAAGATTTACACCACATTTTATGGCACACGGAAAGGGTGTTTTATTAGAATGGGGATATGGTGATTTAGGTCAGAATATCGAAACTGTTTCCGACCAAGATATGATTGATGGAAAGGCTTACAACAAAGTAAATAATATGGTTATAGATAGTGGTGGTAAATACGATGGTATATGTGGTATTATTAGGAATTACGAATGGAAGGTAAGAGATGATGGTGGTTTTGATGTGACCACCGAAATAGTATCACGAGGTGTTAATATTATGAACTCACAGATAGACCAAAGTGATGCACCTATGGCAACATCAGTAGATGGTAGTAAAGAAGCAGAAGGTTGGCCAACATTAGAAGAGTTTTGTGCAGGATTAGAACAACATCTATTTTCATTAGCAACCACAGATTCAAGTTGGTGGGATTTTGAAAAATCATTACCACCTGGTAATTGGGATGATGAAAATTGGGAAAAGGGTAGTAAATTACCACCAGGTGTTTTGGTATATGCCACCGATGGTTTTTTTCAAGTTTCAAGAGAGGCAGGACCATATGTTACTTGGGGATTTTTCGAAGATAATATTCTCAACAAGTGGGTTGGAAGATTTAGTGCTGATGATTTTAGAATAACAAATCAATTCAGAAGTATTCAACCAAAAAATTTAGATGATTTTAATGGTAATACCGAAGGAATAGATTTTGAATCTGTACAGATAGCTAATCATCCACTATTATTCACTCCACATATGGATAGGTGGATACTACCAGGTCAGTTTCCCGCAGAACTGATACCACCAAACGGTAATCGTGCAAATGAAGAATTTGTACAAAGTATTGCACAATTAGTCAACAATGAAAAACATTTTCAACCTTTTGCGTCAAATGAAGATAAATCAAAGGGATATTTAAGAAATATTTTGATTTCTTTTAAGTTGATAAACGAGGCAGTTAGTGGTGTAAAAACTTTACAGGAAGCATTACAAAATTTATTTGATGCACTCAATTCTGATGTTGGTGGATTTTGGAATTTTACACCCACTACCGATAGTTACTTAAATGGTAATATGAAAGTAATAGATGATAAAACAGTAACAAAGTATCCATCATATTTTATTAAAGAATATACAGAAAAAAAATTAAAAAATCCTGATAGTGAATTGTTTATATTTGACTCTTGGGGAGAGGGTAGTGTTGTATACTCACAAGAAATGAGTGTAAAGTTACCAACTGCAATGGCTGTTACAGCTATGTACGCTGGTTCTTCACCACCAAATGCAACAGAAACAGAAGGTGATCAAGATTCTAAAACCGTTGGAGAACTTCAAGGTGGAGAGGGATTAGATCAATCACAACCTAATATAATATCACCATCAAGAATTGGTGGTGATGTTGCTGATGCATATGGTACACAGAATCCTTACATATTGGATAAAACAAAGAGTGATGCTGGTGCAATAGTACCTAAAAACTTTGGTCTTGGACACGGAGTACCATTTAAAAGTTTAGATTATGAAATTATATTAGACAAGTATCTTGAAAAACAAAAGGATTCTAAAACTGTTCCACCAAAAAAACGAAAAGTGGAAAAACCCAAATCTATTACTGCTAGACAACCTGAAACTGTTATTAATTTTTTCAAGGTCGCAAATAAAAGTAAAAATGGTAAAAAAGGTACAATGGAAGATTGTTTTTATGATGAGCATGGTAATATGATGGAAGATGGTAAGAGCAACCAACTATATAAAAGAGTTATGGTGAATGTACTTTCAAAAAATAAAAGTTTTGCAAAAGGAGCAAATGGTGAGTTTTTACCTGGTGTACCAAAAAAAGAAATGGAAGATCCAAATCCTGTTACAGCTCCACTACCAATAGAATTATCAATTGGTATCGATGGAGTAGGTGGTATTTTCCCTGGTAATGCATTTAATGTAAATTATATACAGGAAAGATATAAGGAATATTGTGTATTTGAGGCAATAGAGATTAACCAAGATGTATCACCTGATGGTTGGAAAACGGATATAAAAGGACAACTAAGAGTTGCACCTGATTTACTATACAAACGAGACAATGTAACCGAACTAAATGAAGTTTTAACTAAAGCAGAAGAAGAAGGTGTAGAGTCTTTTAGTAGAGAAGAATTTGTTGAAGCATTTAAGGAAAAACGACAAACCAATGAAACAGACTTTACTGATAGGGCTACCACTTTTAATGAGGCATTTGCACTTGCCCGTGATGAATTAGGACCTAATGCAGCCTTTACATGGAATGGTAAAAATTTTGTAACACGACTTGATAGTGAGGGTTATGGTAATACTGCAAATTTAGATTCATCGGGAGATTATACTGATGCTTGATAAACTAAAACAATTAAAAGAAAATCTAAAAGGTGGTAAATCAGAAAAAAATAAAAGTCCTAATGTAAGAGAGATTAATGATGAAAATTTTGTGGTTAGAAATACCAATGAATTTATATATTTAGATGGTAGTAAAGTAGGAGTGGGAACACGATATCACATACATATTAATAACATTAATAAAGAAGATGTAATAATGACGGGTGAATCTCATAATAAAAAATCAGAGAGAATATTACAACTTAATGGTAAAAAATATATGTTATCTCAATATATTTTATCAAAAGGAAAGGCACCAAAATATAAGGAATATTATACTCCCTACTCATACTCAGTATCTAAAAAACATAGAAAACTCGGATTTTCATATAGATATTTTGTAAAAGAATTATTTGGTGCTAGTTTAGATTTTGAGATTAATGATGTTACATACGGAGATGATAATCCTTTGTACGAAAGAATAAAAATAAAGTGGGACTTAGATACAAATATAAATGAGATGAGTAGAAAAAATATTGAATCTATGGAAACTCTTACCAGACGAGGATATCAATCATCAGTAAAAACTTTAAATCCAACACAAGGATATTTGTTTGAATCACAAGTTGATAAGGAATTACAAACTCAAAAAAAGGTAGGTGATTTAAATAAAAAAATTGAACCCACAAATCAAGCTTATTAAAAGTGTATTTGAGATTTTATCTCACTAATTATTTAAAATTAAGGTTATATTATGAAAGTCGATGTATTAGATAAGGGTTATATTGAACTTGTCGATACACTTGGAGATGACTTAACGCCCGTTAATGCAGCTCGTGTATCTTTTGGTGGTCGTAGTGATGAATTCACCAGCAAGGACAAAAGACTATCAAGGTTTTTAATCAAACACAAACATTTTAGTCCGTTTCGACATCAACATATTATGGTGATTATTAAGGCACCTGAATTTGTAATGCGACAATGGTATAAGCATGTTGTGGGTATTGAAACCACATCATCAAGTGTAACAAAAGATCATGCTTGGAACGAGATAAGCGGTCGTTACATTCCTGTTCAAGAGTATTATCATCCTAATGTTTGGAGAAAACAGAGTGAGGATAATAAACAGGCAAGTGAAGGTGTGTTAGATGACTTACAACAAAAGAGAATGAATGCGTGTTACAATGATTATATGCAACAAGTCGAGATGACTTACGATAGAATGATTAATGCTGGAATGGCTAAAGAACAGGCCCGTATCGTACTCCCACTTTCACAATACACATTAGTTTGGTGGACAGCGTCTTTCCAAAGTGTGATGAACTTCATCGAGTTAAGGGATGAACCAACTGCACAATGGGAGATACAAGAATATGCAAAAGCACTCAAATTCATGATGTTAAAGTTTTTTCCTGAAACCACTAAATTATGGTCAAAAGAATATTGGGAAAAATAGGTTATAGTGATAATAGAAAGGGACAATCAGTTTGATGGTTTTATAGAAGAAAATCAAAATTCTGATTGTATTTTGATTCCGATTTTATCGGATGTAAAAAACCATGCTAAACAAAACACATTAAGTGCCATTTATATAAAAATTATAGATGGTGTAGAAAGAATCGTGTGCTTAAATCATGGTGAAACCTTAAAGATGAATGTGGACATATCATCACTTAATAAATTGGGTAAAAAGTATTGTTATGATAAAAAAGAGTTGAACCACATCATTAAGTTAGATGATGTTATTGATGTAAACTTACAATACTATATGAAAAACAATGAACCATTGATTTTAGAAGAATTATCCACACCAACTCACGATTACTTTTACAGAACGATGTGGAGAATAAAAAATATCAATAGAATAATACCAATATGGAAACATATCGAATTATGTCGTGTGAAAACACAAGTAATGGAGAAGTATGTTGATTTACCAATTCATCAAGATTACAACGATGAGATTATAGACAACTTGACTCATATAGAAGAAAATGGTTTGAGAAAGGACGATAAGTTAGTGTATTCTCAGTATAATTTGTACACAAGTACTGGTAGACCATCAAACAGATTCGGTGGTATCAATTTTGCAGCACTTAATAAGACCGATGGTAGTAGGAAACCATTCAAAAGTAGATTTGAGGAAGGAATGTTAGTCGAGTATGACTTTGATGCATATCACTTACGATTAATTGGAAATTTATTAAATTATAGTTTTCCTAAAGGTTCTGTACACGAGCATATGGGAGAATTTTACGGATGTGATTACCAAGAGTCCAAAAATCGGTCTTTTCAGTACCTTTATGGTCATATTCCACAAGAAGTGGTGGAAATCAATCCATTTTTTGAAAAAGTACAAGATTATATCAATCAAATTTGGAAGGAATATAAACGAGGACATTTTATAGAGTCTGATATTTATATAAAGAAGATATTTAAACAAAATCTTTCGGCCATGAATAGAAATAAACTATTTAACTATATGATTCAGTTGTTGGAAACCGAGAATAATATGAAGATACTGAATAACTTGATTCCGTTTATTAAGAATTATGAGAGTAAACTTGTATTGTATAGTTACGATAGTTTTTTATTTGATTTTAAGATATCCGATGGGTTGGATTTTTTGAAACAAGTAAAGGGTATATTAGAAGTAGATGGTTTGTTTCCCACGAAAGTAGCAAAGGGATTGAACTATCATGAAATGAAAGATATAACGGAGAAATTATGAGTTATTGGGACAAAATATTAGAGAGTTTTAGTTACAAATCCAAAGGTGGAGCTCCTGACTTTTCCAATCCTAACGATAGGTTATTATTAAGAATGGAACTTTTGAAAAGGGGTTGGAATGAAGGTGCGGTAAATGAGTTAATGTATAGGTTAACCGAGAATACAAGTAAAGAACAAAATGATTATCTTAAATCATTTGGTGAGTTTCCTTGGGGTAAAGATGGAAACAAGATATTCTTAACTACTGCACTAAACTACGCCAGTTCAAAAGACTTTCAATTACAACAATATAAACAAGTTGCTAACGAAAAGGCAAAACAATTTTTACAAAAACGAGCTGATGTAGGTTCAGAATTGGCCAAGTCTATACTTCAGGTAGATGATCCGAAAAAGAAGGTCGTAAAAAAGAAAGTAAAAAAAGAAAAAGAAATAAAACCAAAACCATTGAAGAAAAATGAGTTGAAAAATACTCAAGAAAAAACTTCTGATGATAGAGATAAGGGAACTGCGGGAGCAGGTGGTCAGGCAGCAAGTCAAGGTGAATCAAGGTATTGTTCAGCAGTTGATGAGATGAAATTAGAAGACGAGTTAAATGGTGTAAGTCAAGAAGAGGTAAATGCTAAAAAATCAAAAGGATTAAGTAAACCTGAAAAGGATACATTAAAATCTCTCGGTTTCGAAGAACCATATGATGATAACGCACACAAATATTTGATAGCTCGTGAAAAATGGGCGGAACGAGAATACGAAAGAATTAAAAATAAAAAACCTTATAAGATTCCAAATCCTTCCCCACCACCAAAGACAATTGGTAATAATGTATTGATGAATAGTGATGGATTCAATGGTGATAAAAAAGGATACTTGGAATGGATGAGGGCAGCATTTGATGGAGCTATTGCAACCCAAGAACTACTAAAAGAAAGTAGTATGGATACCACACAAGGAACTCAGACTGTTCAATCCACCACCGAAGTAGATGATAAAGTTTTGGCTGATTTAATGCACAGGCGTGATAGCTATCCTGAAGGGTCTGTAGAAAGAAAACATTATGATAGACAGATAGCAAGGTTTTCAAAGAATAGAAAATATCATGATACATATGTGGTTGGTAAGGATGTAGATGGTCTTACAGTTGTGGTTTCGGTATCTAATAAAAAGGATAGTCAATTAAAAGACCCACAAAATAATACCACTCCTGCACAGAGATTTGAGGTCATCAAGGAAAAATTTGGAAGTAAAGTTGCCAAGGGAATTACCGATACCATCGATAGAGGAATAAAGATAGTAACGGAAGTACAAAAAGTTACTATTAAAAAGGCATCAGAACACGAAGTCGATGATGATTTTGTCCATGTTGCAGACATTGTAGCACCTAAATATCTATATGGTAGTTCTTCTGAAATGGGTGTTGTAAAGAGAGGATTAAAACGAAGTAGAGGTAAGGAAAAGATTTTAGTTAAGGATAAGGATGGTAATTTAGTAGAGAAGAATAAGCCACATCCAGCTGCTCGATTTGGATGTTGGTTAGAGGACAAAGGTATAACACCTCAACAATGGGAATCCATGTCTACAAAAGACAAACTCAAATGGACTCAAAAATATATGGCAGACACGGATTATCATGAAAAGACAGGACCACCACCATATGCTATAGCCAAGGTTTGGATAAAGGTTGGTGAAGCATCACAAGGTGGTAGAGGTATTGTTGGTATAAGGAGTGATTCTATGATGAAAACTTTGGAAAAGCATAATCCTAAGTTAAAGTCACAGGCCGATAAAAATTTAAAGGCCTTAGAAAAGAAGTTAAAACCAAAAAAACCAACACCTGCTCAGAAAGAGGCGACAATAAAAGAAGTTTATGACCAACATAAAGCCGCAGGTGGAAAAAAAGACCCACTCGACCAAGATGAACAATCATCATCCGTCAGTAGTGCTGGAGTAATAAAAACAACTGAGGCAGGTTCTATTAATAAGGCACATAGAGGTGTTAGAAATAAGATAGCATCAGAAGACCAAAAACTTGATTATCCCAAAAGAGATAAGGAAGGAAAAATAATTGAAAACGGCCCAAATGCAAAGGCATACATAAATACGGTATTAGACGCACTACACTACAACTCTTATATAGATGCAGATGATGACGAAGGAATGATTATACAGATGGGTTCAAGGTCGGCGAAACCAAGTCATATTAGAAAATGTTTGGCAGAAATGGTAGGTGAACCTGAGTTAGCTAATAATCCTGAAGAACTTAAAAAGAGATTACAAAATACTTGTGAGTTAGGTGTTCGAGAAGAGGGAGCGGGTATTAATGGTGCAATAGTGATTGTCAATAGGAATAAAGTATTAAAAGACAAGGATGGTAATCTTACATACGAAAAAAAGGTCATAGCAAATGACTCTTGGAGAACAGCAGGAACATCACAAAAGGTCGCCAGTGGACATGGTGATGATATGAGAGAATGTTTGAAAGAAAAGATTGACGCTGATGCAAAAGAACGAAAATCTAAGACAAAAAAATCTAAGGCGAACTAATGAGAACCCAACTTCTTTGTACATTTGCAACCCAAGACAGGTTAAAACAAACCGTTGATTTAATTATCGCCTGTCACGATGTGCTATATAGTAAAATATATGTATTTGTAAATGAAAAGGATGTATCACAATTGATATGTACTTACAACATACCAAGTAATCAAGACAATTTTGTAGAAGGTATGGACACCATAGCACTACATAGAAAAAAACAATCCAACACATTGTACACAATAAACGCACTCAATGAGGTTATTCGTTCAAAGAACAATGGTATATTAGATAAGAAGTTTCCAATTGAGTGGAGCGAGTTTCAAAACACATTATTGTTGGTAAATGATCAGGGATTGAATAAAATCCCAACACGGATTTACAAAATAGTAAATACCGAAACTTGGAGTAATGAACAACACCAATAAATGAATTATAGGTTTTACTATCCTGACTGGAATAGTCGTAAGGATGTTTGTGAAAAACATCCATTAATAAAAGAAATCACAAAACAACCGATATCCTTTTGGTATGGAGTTGGGCCCAAACGAACCATTAGAAAGACCAAAAAGTCAATCCAACGATTACTAAAACGGGCACATCCATACTTACCAACATTAGTTATATATTCAATTCCAAATAGAGATTTAGGACACCATTCCAAAGGTGGTGCTAATAGTGATGATGAGTATCTAAGATTCATTCAAGAGTTCTGTAATGCAATTGGAGACAAATCACCTATCGTTATATACGAACCTGATTGTATACCACACATGGAACAGATGGGATTTATTGATGGATTGGATAGGATGAAACTCATTAAGGCTTCTGTGGAATTGTTGAGTAGGACAAATGCAAAAGTTTACTTGGATATTGGTCATCCAAAATGGCTTTCAGTCCCAAAGGCAGTTTCATATCTTACAATGTGTGATGTACACAAGGTTAGAGGTTTTGCACTCAACACGAGTAACTATTATGCTACAAGTACCTGCTACAAATACGGAAAGTCAATCAGTCAAAGACTGAAGTCCAAACATTTCATCATAGACACTTCGAGAAATGGAAATGGTGCAAACAAAGACCATTTTAATCCCTATGGGAGAGCAATAGGTCAAACTCCAACCACCGATACTTGTGATGAAATAGTAGATGCATATTTATGGGTAAAAGTTCCTGGTGAAAGTGATGGTAGGGTTAATGGTGGCCCAAAGGCAGGTAGGTTCTCACATAATTTAGCGTTGGATTTAATTAATAATAAAAAAAGCTAAAAAAAACTATCGTTTGAGAATTTTGGTATATATATATAATTGTCTTTCGAGACAGAAAGTTTTTTGAAATTTGAAAATTAAAAGTAGAGAGAGTAATTTACTCTCTATGGGGATTGACCGAAAAATGGGTGACTTTGAAGCCCATAAGGTAATCCACCGAGATGTTGTGGTGACTAACCCAATGCCGAATGTGGTGTTAACAAGGCGGTTTCGTAGACATACGACTCGGAATGTACTTTTAGAAATACAAAAGAAGCGATTCTTTGACCTCTTTGTGGGTAAGGGTAAAACCGAAGTCCCACTTTATGACCGAATAATTTATTCTCAGAGAGATAAGGTGATAATACAGAAGTTGTTTTCGCTCCAACGATAACTAACTATTATTGAGGAGAACCATCGTAACTGATGGGTGTTAAGCAAGAGGTTCGAACAAATCTGAGCTAAAAGTTGTAGGTAATTCGCAAAATCCTACATCCCAATATTTTCAAATTTATAGTAGATGATATTGTAAATCCTACGCAGGCGATAATGATACTGAAAGGTATGTATTGTAAGAGTTTTTATCATATACTATATTGACTTTGGAGAGTATCTTTACAGAATTAAAAGATGAGAAGGGTGTGTTTGTATTCCCTAACTTTCCAATTTATTTAAGGTGGTGAGGTCTTTTTACATATACCCGATAATTAAATTTATCTAAAACTCATCACCTTTTTTTTAGCAAGAAATATTTGATTTTTTTATCAAAGGGTTATATTTATATTTGTCAAAGGTTATTACCAATGACAATTAATAATTAACGAATTAAAAATAAACATAAGGAGAATATCGAATGGATATTAACGCAGTACGCAAGAGATTAGCTCAGTTACAAACGACTAATACTCGTACCACAAATCTGTGGAAACCTCAACCGGGTAAAACCCAAATCAGAATAGTACCTTACAAACTACAAAAAGAATCACCTTTTATTGAGTTGTTTTTTCATTACGACTTAGGTGGTAAAACCTATCTTTCACCAATTTCATTTGGTCGACCAGATCCTATCGAAGAATTTGCCGACAAACTAAAATCAAGTGGTAATCGTGAAGATTGGAGACTTGGTAAAAAACTTGAAGCAAAACTTAGAACTTTTGCTCCTGTTGTAGTTCGTGGTGAAGAAAACGAAGGTGTTAAATTTTGGGGATTCGGTAAAACCGTATATCAAGAACTACTATCAATTATAGCAGATCCTGATTATGGTGATATTAGTGATCCTGTAAATGGTCGTGATGTCGGTGTTGAGTTTTTAACCGCAGAAGAGACCGGTGCTAATTTCCCTAAGACTAACATTCGTGTTAAACCAAATCAAACACCAATCACAGAAGATAAGGCAAAGTTAGAATCAGTTCTAAAAGACCAAAAAGATATTTGTGAAGTATATCAAGAATTGTCCTACGATGAACTAACAGACGCTCTTAATGATTGGTTGAATCCATCAGAAGAAGATGGTGAATCAACATCAAAAGAAGAGAATGTACCAGCATCTACCTTAAAGACAGCAGTTAATTCAACATCTGATGCAGGTAGTGCGTTTGACGATTTGTTTAATTCATAAGGAGAACTAAATGTCTGTAACAGTCAAAGATGAACTGGCACAAGTTCTTGCTGAAAACTTAAATAAAAAGTTCAAGAATAATAGGGTTGCTTATTTTCTCGATGGGAGTGGTTCAACTCCTACCGATATTAAGGAATTTATCTCAACAGGCTCATCAATTTTAGACTTAGCAATTTCCAATAGACCTGATGGTGGAATCGCCGTAGGTCGTATTACCGAATTAAACGGATTGGAAAGTAGTGGTAAGTCTCTAATTGGAACTCACATATTAGCAGAAACACAGAAGAAAGGTGGAGTAGCAGTTTATATTGATACTGAAACTTCTGTTAGTCGTGAGTGGTTAGAAACAATTGGTATAGATGTCCAAAATCTACTTTATCTTCATGTTGAAACCGTAGAAGATATTTTTGAATGTATTGAAAATATCGTTACGAAGATTCGTGAAAGTGATAGGGATAGATTAGTAACTATTTTAGTTGATAGTTTAGCAGCCGCTTCCACTAAGGTGGAGATGGAAGCAGACTTTGAAAAAGATGGTTGGGCAACAGCTAAAGCAATTATCATATCAAAGGCCATGAGAAAGATTACCCAAATGGTAGGTAGAGAAAGAGTAGCCTTGGTATTTACTAATCAACTTCGACAAAAACTCGGAGTTATGTTCGGTGATCCTTGGACTACAAGTGGTGGTAAAGCATTACCATTTCACGCTTCTACTCGTATTCGTTTAAAGAATATGGGACAGATTAAAGATACTAAGAAGAATGTTTTAGGTATGAAAGCAAGAGCTCAGATTATCAAAAACAGATTAGGTCCTCCATTACGACATGCCGACTTTAACCTTTATTTCGATAGTGGTATTGATGATAAGGGAAGTTGGTTACAAGTAATGAAAGACCATAAACTTGTTAAAGTTGCAGGTGCTTGGTATACATTAGAGTATAATGGTGAAGATATTAAATTTCAATCCAAAGACTTCAGTAAGAAATTAGAAGAGGTCGATGGTTTGGAAGAACATCTTTATGGTTTAATTTGTCAAGCTTCCGTATTACAATATCAATCAAAAGATTTAGGTATTGATGATGTGGAATATACAGATGAAGTGGTGGGTGATGGTTAATGGAAAATACCTATCTATACTCGAAGAAATAAAAAAACATGGCGGCGATTCTTACTCCAATAATCCCAATGAAAAAGTACTGATAATAGATGGCCTAAACACCTTTATTAGAGTATTTAGTGTTATACCAACTACTAATGATGATGGAATTCACATTGGTGGAATAGTTGGTTTTCTGAAATCAGTTGGTTACGCAATAAAAATGTTAGGACCTACTCGTACCATTATCGTCTTTGATGGTAAGGGTGGTTCTAACCGCCGCCGTAAACTTTATCCTGAGTATAAGGCAAAACGATCACCTAAGAAAATAAGACTCAACCGAGTTAATGAATTCGAAAATATAGATGATGAACGACATTCTATGTTGATGCAGTTATCTCGATGTGTTGATTACTTAGAAAGACTACCTGTTAGTATATTATCAATTGATAATGTGGAAGCAGATGATGTTATGGCTTACGCAGCTAAACAACTACTAACCGATAGTAAAATTACTCTAATGAGTACCGACAAAGATTTCTTACAATTAGTTAATGATAGAATATCAGTATGGTCACCCACTAAGAAAAAACTTTACAATCCTGAAAAGGTGTTAGAAGAATATAAGGTTACATCTAGCAATTTGCTATTAAGTAGAGTTTTTGAGGGTGACCAATCTGATAATATCAAGGGAGTTAATGGAATTGGTGTGAAAACTCTCTTGAAACACTTTCCTGATTTAGGTAGGGAAGGTATGGTGTTCTCGTATGATGAAATAATTAATGAGGCACGAAAGTATCAAGGAACGAGATTTTACGATATCATACTTGATAACCAAGACACCATTGATATTAATCATAGGTTGATGCAATTATATGATGTGGATATTAGTGGACAGGCAAAATTAAAGATAAATAATGTGGTAAATGGAGAAATACCTGAACTATCAAAGCCAATATTTCAGAAAATGTTTATAGAGGACAGAATGTTTGGTGCCCTACCAAACATGGATAGTTGGTTAATGCAAACTTGGACTAATCTGAATAGATTCGCGAAAATAAATAACAATGGGAAGAAAGCGTAAATATCAAACCGAAGAAGAGAAGAAGAAAGCTCAGCGAAAGTGGCAAATGGAACATTACCATCGCAACAAAGAGCAAATTTTGCAAAAAGCCAAAGATACTTATAAGAAGAAAAAACGAGATAAGATGAGAAGAGAAAGGAGTAAAAGATTGTATGGTGACCAGTAAACTTATCAATGGAGATAGTGCTGA